CCTTCAAACTTTCCTGTAAATGTTTGTGTTGCTGAATCAAATACCTTTGTACTGTCGTCTGCAAATATATCACCTTGCACATCTTTAATCTGTAAACTGCCACCTTCTACAGTTATGTTTCCTGCGGCATCTGACTGCAATCTAGTGCCACCTATGTATATAAAATCTCTTACATATAAATCAGTCCATTGTTTAGTTGCTGATCCTAATGCGAAACCGCCGTCTGTGGTTGGAATCATGTTAGAACCTATACTATCTAAATCTAAAGTAGTAGAAGCATACAGTTCGTTAAAGTTTTGATTTATTTTATCAAAAGCTGTTCTTAAAGGATCACCGTCGCCTTTGTTAATACTTGTACCAATGTTTACTAGTTGTTTAGCCATTACACTCTCCCTACAACGACTTCAACAATACCTCTGCCGTCATCGTCTTTAGTACCAACTGCTTTTCCAATCACTGTACCTACTACAGGATCGTTTTGAACTATACCATAGCCTTCAATTGCACTGGAAACAATTATGTCTCCTTTTTCAACTTTTCCTAAAACTTTACAAGGCACTCTTCCTTGTAATGCAATAGCTACTACATTTTCTCCTTGAAGTTCACTATTCATTAAGTATGCAGGATCAGTTGTGACAACACCTGCTACTTTTCTGTCACCTTTATATTTCGTTACTGTGACTTCCTGTTCTCCACCAAACACTAATACTGTACCTGGTTGATAATCTGCATCTGCAAGATATTTCTCAGCCAAGTCAGCGTATTGTGCTGAAGTTGCTGTTCCCTCAAACACAGAGGCATAAACAGTATTCCATTTTCTATCTGCATGGCCTATGTTTCTATTATTTGCAGTAGCATCTGGTTCAAAATTAGAATCAACTCTTGCGTTAAATGTTACAGTATCAACAGTTGCATCATTTCCTATATCAACATTTCCGGTAACACTAAATCCATCATTTACAACAACATTTCCATTACCGTTTCCTTGGAGTGTTAAATTAGAATTTGTACCATAACTTGTCAGTGAATTAGCATATAATCCGCCAACTGTAACTTCTATACCTGTAGCATCTGATACTGTTAATTTTCCAGTGATAGTTGCAGTATCATTAATATTTACAGTTCCAGTGCCATTACCAGTTAAGGTTAAGTTTGTGTCTGCTGTTAAACTGCTAACAGCGTCAGTTTGTAGTCCAGTTGTGTTTACTCTTGCTTGGGCCGCTCCGTTTGCAAATACAACAACAGTATTTGCGGCACTTTCTGCAAAACCAGTATCAGCACCTAATACTAAACCTGTACTGTTTGTTCCGCCGTTAGCTCCTTCGTCGATGGCTTCAATAGCTTTTGAGTAAACCCAGTTTGTAGCTACAAATCCTTTTCCTGCTCTACCCTTAACAGTTGTGCTAGGTGTACCACTATTAGTTTGTGCATTACTTTCAGCAGTTACTAATAGATTTGCTGTATCAGTTTGTGTATCAACATATGGTTTACCAACATTTATAAGTCCTGGAACATCTACGTTAAGCGACCCTGTTGATGTACCCGCCGCTTCAAGCACAGTTGCTTGTCCTGGTGTTTTAACTTGTAAAGTAGTACCATTCAATGAAAGCACTTCGTAGGTGTCATTACCACCTAATATAATTGCCTCTGCTTGTAAAGCACCTGCGGCAACTCCTGTACTTGCAGTTTTTCTTAAAGCAATAGTGTCTGCACCTGAGCTATCTGACAATTTCTTATTTGTGTAGCTACCTGCACCATCTCTTAACAACACATCTATTGTACCACCTGTAGTGTTGTATGTGCTAAAGTCACCATCAGCAAGTCCGCCACCTTCAGTAATGATAGTTGAAAATGCTACAGCACTTACAGCACCAGCACCTGCGGCACTTCTACCTAAAACTGTATCAGTTGTAATATGTTGTAGTTTTACAGGATCTATACCATCACTTGTTGATGTTGCTGTTTGTAATTCTATCCAACCATTTGTGGAGTCGAATTCACTTGCTTTAAAACTTGCAAGTCCTAAGTCAGCTTGTGATATACCTGCGGCGTTTGCTCTAGTGCTAGCCGCAGTCATTGCTAATTTACTTTGGGCTATTGCGGCACTTGCATTTACATCAGCGTTTACAAGTGATCCTGGCTCATATTGTAAATTTATTTCTGTATTACTGCTTGTTCTTGTTACAGTAATATTAACATCACTACCAGAAGCTTCAGAAGCATGTGTGTATTCATCAAATGGTCCAGAAACATTGTTTACTAATGCATTACTAATTGCGTTTGCAGTTGCAGTACCATTTGTATAAGATGCATCATTGTCAGGATCAAAAGTTCCTGTTACAGGTGTATAAACAATTCTTCTTTTACTATTTCCAAACTGTTCGTCGTTTACAGTTGTTACCTGTACAATAGTACCTGACGCACTTCCGCCATTATTTTCTAAATTATTTCCTGCTACAAAAGTTCCGCCTGTTTCTGCATCTGTTATAATAATTTTATTACCAGTAGCAACCATTATCTCATTAGTACCTGGTGTTTCTTCTGAGAAGTCTCTCATTTTTCCTAAAGTACTAAATGCTTCAGCGTTCCCGTCTACATAATTTTTGTTAGTAACATCTGTACCACTAGCAGGTAATCCTACGTTAGTAATATTATTACTGTTAAGATTTAAATTACCCTCCATTGGGCTTAATCCGTTAAGTGGTAAAAAGCCTGGTCCTATTCTGTTTGATGTGCTCGGTATTTGAGCGCCGGATTTTACGTTAAAACCTAATGCTCTGTTGATAAAGTTTCCTATTGCTCTTTCTGTTGGTACAGCTTGGCCTGATTCATCTGAAAAAGCATCGTCTGCACTAAATTCATTAATAGTAACACCTTTCTTAAATCCTAAGCTGTTTGCATTTGAAAGTCCAATTTCACCTGCAAAAGTAATGTCACCTGTTGATTGATCAACACTAAAGAATTTACCAACTCTAAAGAATCCGTCTTGGTCTGTACTTACAAAGAACACTCTACCTTTTCTACGTTCCCAAACTTGTGAATTACTTGCACTATCTGCGTCAGTATAAAAGTCTGCAAGAGCATTTACTGGTTCACCTAGAATAACATTTGGATAGTTTGAATCATTAAATGATCCAGTACCTATCTGTGTGAAGTCATGTCCTGTTGCCCTTAACAATGATATAGCTACAGTAATTTCTGCTGTAGAACCTGCTTGTAAACCTGCTTCTAATCTTTCAACAGTTCCAGTAGTTGGAATAGCCGTTGCTAATCCCGAACCAGATACTCCACTTATGTTTACATTTGGAGAATCGTCAAAATCAATAAATGCAAATTCAGCTTGTGTAACAGTTGTAGGTGTTCCCAAATTAGTGTTTGCACCACTAGGATCTAATATTATATCAGCAGTTGTTGCAAATGCTCCTGTTGAATTTATTACTTGTAATTCTGATTGTCCTGAAATAGTATTCTTTACAGTAGCAGTAATAGTAGTTGAACCGACTGTTTGCTGAACTGTTTGACCTGCGGTTGCATTTTTACCTGCCCCAAAGTCTATAACATCAACTTCGTTATAGTCTGTAATTTGATGGATTTTACCATCCCATAGGAATATCATTCCTCCACTATAACCACCATCTCCTGGTTGTTTACCCGCTTGTGTTAAACTATCTCTTGTTAATCTTAGAGCTTGTGTGAATTGGCTAGCACCACCTGATGTTACTTTATTAATGGCTAGTCTTGTATCACCTGCGTTTGCACCATACTTACCTGAACTTGCATTGTTAGTTTCAGACATTCTTGCTGTAGCTGGAGCCAATTCAATAAAGTTGTACCCTTGCTCAAATGTAGTTAAAACTTGGTTTGCAGGTAATGCTTGACTTAAACTGTCACTTGTTGCAAAACTTGTACTTCTATAAGTTGTAGTATCACTTTCATCAAAGTTAATAGCAGTGCTTGGTCTAGTAACCAATGATGGCGGATCAGTTACTCCACTGAACACATGGTTAAAGTTATTTCTAAATGCAATATCAGTGTTATCAGTTACAGTTGCTTGAAGTGTACCAAAGAAATCATCTTTTTGTACATCATCTGCTACTAGTTCTAATCTGTAGATGTTAAACATTTCAGAAGTTACTGCACCAGCAGTGTTTACAGGTCCACTACTACCATAAACTGTACCTACAGTAAATGTTAAATCATTGGCAGGCGTTGCACCACCTATAAGATCACCTGCAACCTTAAATGTATCACTTCCTGCGTATCCTGTTCCACATTTTATTATAGTTGCAGTTGCACTTGAACCACCTGATTGAACAGTTACAGCAACAGTTAAACCTGTTCCAGAACCACTAACATTTGTTGTAGTTAATCCATTTGCATCTTGGCCAAAAGTTGTTGTTTGTCCTAAGTTAGGTATTGTGCCAGAAGCGTATGTTGCAGTTTTTACACCTGTTCTAAGTATGTCTCCGCTTTCACCTACAACACCGTCATTGTCTGTATCAGAAAGGTTAGTGACTGCACTTACTTTATATCTTAATATTCCTGTTGCACCGCCATGATCGATTGTAAATTCACTTTGTGATGTTGGCGGAGTTGCAAAGTTGTAAACAGTGATGCTAGGATCTAATGCCGCATTTGTTAATGCAGAATCTGTGTATGCCTTAATCGGTTGCATCATGTTGTGTGTTAGTGTAGTTTGATCCGGAATCTCATTTGGATCAGCACCTTCTGCAATTAATCCAAAATTACCATAACCGTTTGAACAGTTTAATGCTCTAATTTCAGATCCATTATTTGCATACATAGCTGTTTGACAGTAGTAAGTGAATGTTGATACCTGCTCTGAGAAAGCCGCATTGTTTGCAATCAATCCGTATCCTAAATCGTTAATTTGTGTAAAGTCATTTGCCAACATAGATCTGTTACCAGCTGTTTGTAGGAAAATATCTCTTGCTACAGTGGCAGATGTAAACTGTGATTCATCATAGCCTGCACCGTCATTTGAACCTGCATCTAAAAATAAAGTTGCTGTTCCTTGACCGCCGTCATAGTTTGCAATAGCATTTACCTGATAACGTCTACCTTCTACATAGAACGGACATGGTAACTGAGGAGGTCTTAGTCTAAGTCCTTGACCAACTGGACTTTGTACATTGACTTGGAAATTTCCGTTTTTACTTAAAATCCGTGTTGGTAAGTTACCCACGTATGCATCTACATACATACCTCCAGAAAATGTTTTCTTGTTAATACTTTTACTGAAACTTGATGCAGTTTGAATGTACGGCGATTTAACTAGTACCTGTCCCTCAGGATCAAGCACACACATAAATCCTCCGTGTCCTCTGACCGTTACATTTCTAATAATAGTTTGGTCTCCCATTAAGAATACGTCCATTTGATCGTTTCTTAAAGGCGGATTATAATTGACATCAAATACAAAAGTTATTTTGTCTATCAAGTTTCCAACTATTGTAGATGTACCTGCTTCTCCCGAACCTAAAGTAAGGTCTGGTGTTTCTATTACACCACCTGCTGTGTATGTGCCTCCAAAAGTAACTGCATTTGTTGTAGCACTGAAAAAAGTATGATCATATTGTGCCGCTCCTGGTGATGCACCAACATTTACTGTAATAGTATTTGCTCCTACAGCCGTGATTGGTACTTGTTCCCCATAAATAGGATCTGATATTCTGACAGCACCCGCTGTCGCACTAACAAAACTGTGTGTACTTGTATCTGAACTGACTCCTACATTTACTGTAATAGATTCTGGTGTATGAGCTGAAATAGTTAGTTTTGTATTATATGCAGGATCTGTTACTCTTGGATATGTATGAAGAGTTGAATTGCCATCTGTTGCACATGTGAATGTAAAACTATTTGGAACCAGTGTAATTTTCTCACCATTTTCTAAAGGATGAGCTTTGTTTATGCTGTTTGCTGTAGCACTGACAAAAGTATGTGCGTATTGTGTGCCTACAGCTGAAGGGCCTACGTTTACTGTAATTGTTGTTGAGGTAATTTCATTAACAGTTAGAGCTTTTCCTGAAGCAGGGTCACTAGGTCTTGGATATTGATGTTGTGACACATTACCGTCTTGTGTACATGTAAATGTAATTGAACTATCATCTATCACAACGTAATCATTGACTTGGAAGTTATGAGTGCCAATTACAAGTGTCATTCTACCTGTGCTAGGATCATATGAAGTACCACCTAAGGCTGTGTATTCATCTTTTGCTAGTAACTGTATTACTAAATCACCAGTATTTGGATTATAATCTGTGTCTCCAACTACAGGAGTAAAAGTTCTTAATCTTGGATGGGACAGTCTTCTTATGTTTTGATCTGATGTACAAGTAAATGTTAAACTATTTGCATCAAATTTTACTGTCTGTCCTACTTTTAAATTATGTGTGCCTATGTTTAATACCATATCACCTGTACCAGCATTATAGTTGGTGACATCCTTAAACAAGGTAACTGCATTTGTAGTTGCAGATTCAAAAGTGTGTACGTATTGATTACCTATTAAGGAAGGACCAACGTTTACAGTATAGGTGTTTGCAGTTGTGGCTGATACTTTGAGTGGTCTACCTGCCGCTGGATCTGTAGCCCTAGGATAGGCATGAGTAGTTGCATTGCTATCTAAGTCACATCTAAAAGTAATACCACCTGTTGCAATAGTAATTAAATCATTAACAGCAACGTTGTGTCCGTTGTTTGTTATTTCAAGTAATCCACTTGCAGGATTATAAGTTGCACTAGAAGGAGTATACTGAGCATTCTGTGTGCCTGCTGTAGGTGTGAATTGACTTATAGCATCTGTATATGTAGGAGCAGTTGCACTTAACAAACTGTTACAAAGTTGACTAATGTTTTGTATCGCGGCTTCAGTTGCAGTTTCCTGGGTTGAATCGCCTAACTGTGTCAAAAAGTCTGTGTAACCAAGTTCATGGTACGATCCTTGTGTTTCTAGTGTTCTTTGTTCTCCACCTGCTTTTAAATCAAATACAATACTATCAATTATAAGCCTTGTATCTCTTCTACATTTTTCTACATCATAAACTAGATCTGGAAATCTTGCAGTGATAAATTGTATTGTTTCAGCTACAATATAATCTTTATTAGCTTCGATAATAGCGGCCGCAGTATTGTAATTACCTGCATTTGTGACCGTACTACCTAAGTTAATAGGATACTCTGGTCTATACAAATAGTGATATCCAAACTTACCTTGATCAATACCTTCTTGGTTAAGGAATGGTGTTCCACCCCTCGCAACAGACATTCCGTCAAATTCGTTATCTCTATAGAAATAAGTCTGTGCCCATTTACTTTGTGAAACTCTAGGAGATCTACTATCAGTTTCTGTTTTTGGTTTAATTATAACACGTCTAAATTCATCGCCTTTGAGTGAAGTATTTGCAGGAAGTTTAATAGGATAATCTTCTTCATATATTCCTGATTCAACTCTAATAGTTACTTGTTTATCAGTAACAATGTTACCGTACTCTAGATCCTCTTCTGGTTCAAAGTCTTTAGCACTTAATAAATGAACTTGGAAAACAGTTGGATTAGGTTCGACAACACCCTCAAAGGTATCTTGTCCTGCCTCTGCGGTAACATTGTTTGTAAAACTAACAATTTGTCCTATAGCTTCAGATCTTTTACCTCTAATAACTTTACCAGGCAATGCGTCTGTATTATTTGGATCAGTTTGATCTACGTAACTGGAAGAACCATTAGTTACAACAATTTTATATGTGCTACCATAAACAACACTTGGTCCTGCATCAATACCATCTGATACAATAGTTTTTACAGTTTCAAATTTATCACCAATAGCTGTAACAGCATTGACATTGGCATCACTATCTTTTGTTAGACGTCCACCGTCTGTGAATAGAACTGCTCCTGTTGAAGAACTTACAAAAGTATGCACACTGGTATTACTTGATACTCCTACGTTGACCGTAATAGTTGTAGGAGTTCTTGCTAATATTTCTAATTGTGCTCCTGATGCTGGATCTCCCGATCGAGGATAGGTATGGGTAGTTGCATTGTTATCTGTAGCACAAGTGAACGTCAAACTATTGTCTTGAATAGTAATAACTTGCCCAACTTGTAGTTGATGCGATCCAATACTTAATGTAATTAATCCAGATGCAGGATTGTATACTGTTCCTGTTGTAGGAGTAAATTGAGTTACACTAGTTGAATATGTTCCAAATGCAGATCCATCTAAAGCGTTTTGTGTTATAAATCCGCCAGTGGATGTAGCAGAAGTACCAAATGTTGAAAAAGATGCTGATGCAAAAGAACTACCAGCTACGGCTGTACTTAAACCTATATCTGAATATAAATCTATTGTTGTATCATTTATTTTTTTAGCATAAAATTGTGTTTGATTAGGTTCTGTAATGGAACTTAACTGTGTGATAGAAATTAAATTAGTATCTACTAATCCATGGTTACTTACAGTTACTATTCTAATAGGAGTTGTTAATGCTACAGTTGAAATAGCTACATTGCTAAATTCTGAAGAATACAAGTCTATTACTTTATCACTAATACGTCTTGCTTTGTATGTGTTATTGTTAAGTTGTGTCATCCCGTTGACACCACTAATTGTTACGTCTTCGTTATCGTTTACAAAGTGATCAGTAGTAGTTGTAATTCTTACTGGTACGGTTTTAGTTGCATTACTAATAAATTTTAAACCGTTATCAAAATACTGGTCTTCATCTTTTTGATATCTTAAACCTACTAGTCCACCAGTTGTGTAGCCTGTGAAAGCACTTGTATCTAAAGGAATAGTTAAATCAGCATCTGTGTATAGTTCAAAGGTATCAACACTTATTACTTTAATATAGGCTTTTGTACCCTCTATTTCTGTCATTCCGCCTATGTTCTTGAATAACACAATATTTTTATTTGACCAACCATGATTACCTGATGTAGTAACCCTACCAATTGCTGATCTAGTGATGTCGCTGATTGTTTGTTGTTGTAATAAGTCGTTGGTTAAAATTTTAGTAACAAGTTCTTTATGAAAATTTAAACTTGCAATAGTTTCTGTTTTTTGTACAGTAACAGCAATTCTACCACTGACACTGGAAAAATACCTTTCAGCCGCTTGTCTAGTCAAGTAGTTTGCGTTCAAACCTCTATTGATATCTAAAGCTATAGCATCTAAAATTAATCCCGTATCTCTTTCACATAATGCTTCATCATATGAAAAATTAGGAAAATTATATGCAATAAATCCTAACGTTTCTTTTTGTACAAATTTTCTATTTCTTTCTATAAGCAATCTTGCTTGTTCAAACACTGGAGCATCTACATCTGCGGCCATCACTCTTGCATTTTTACTCTTACTGGTATGAGTAAGTGTTTGCATGTATGAACCTGGTGCTTTTTGTGCAGAACGGATTAATATATCGGCTCGCTGTGCCGCGGCGTTAATTGTTTTAAAAGCATATGTAAATGATGTACCTTCTTTTCCTGGAGGTACACCTTTCATAGAATCATCGCCTTTTGAACTTACAAAAAGAACTTCGGGTGAACTATATGCTGTGTTGTCAACGTAAAACTTTGTTGCGGCTTGTAAATCTTCAGGACCGTTAGGAGCACCTTGGCCGGAAAGTTCTCCTGGATGGTCATTAAGAAATAAACTGCCAGTCATAGAATCGCCTTGTCTACGAACAACACTTTGTCTTGGCATACCTACATCATCTAGGAAATTTCCTGCTAGTGCATTGTCTAATGAGTCATCTGTCATAGTATGAACATCATCTGCACTAATTGTTCCAGATACATTTATCTTATTTGCTTCTGCATCTGCTTCAATATCTGTAATAGCATATTGCTTATTTCCTTCAGTATAGAAATACAACCTTGTGGGAGATACTACTCTAATGTAATATAAAGTACCTGATGTAAGTCCAGTTGGGTTAGTATCTTCTACATTAAAACGTACAGCTAATCCATTTG